GATACACCTATATTTTCATAACTCATAGCCATTATTGTTACCCTCCTCTTCTAGCAAGAAAATTTAACATAGTATTACTCATTTGCTTATCACCTTTAAGCCAATTAGCAATCCCTTTTCCAGGCATACTAGGTTGATAATTTCTCATAGCAGAAGTCGTTCTACCTATAAGGCCTTGATTGGGCGTTACGGACAATCCTTCCATAGGAATTCCTCCATATGATCCACCTGCTAATGTTCCATCTGCTAAGCGTCCATATGAGTCCATGTACTGAGGATTATCTGTTAACAAATTTTCCATAGCTTTATCACCCCAACTACTTTGATAGTCAGATAATAATTCTTGTGGAATTTCAGAAGTTTTTGTTGGTGCCGCACTTAAACCTGTTCTTGCCATTTCTGCAGATTTACCTGCTTTTGCAAGTTTCAAGTATTTATCCGCACCTGCAGTTAAGCCTGTAATTATAGATGATTTCATTAACTGAGATTGCTCTGCTTGATTCCAGGATCTTTTTTCTCCTTCCAATGCAGATTGACCATATCCTGAAACTCGAGGACGACCTTTTAATTGAACTCTTCTTGTATCAGCACCTTTATCAAATCGTTCTCCACCTTCAATTCCTTTTCTGCCTCCTGCATAAGAACCTAATCCTGCCCCTAGTCCAGTAGCTGCAGCTCCTACCATCCAACCAACAGGCCCTGTTAATGCTAATGCACCTGTAACGCCTGCGCCTAAAAGACCACCAAGCCAGCCACCGCCTGCTCCACCTAATAATTGCCCTCCACCTTTCCACCAACCTCTTTTTTTCTGCTTTTTCTGTAAATCTTCTTGGGCTGTTTGATATTCTTTTTGATCTATATCTACTTGCTTTGCCATTGCAAGACGACTTAAATCCACTTTTGGTGCTTTTACACCTTTTTTATTTTTAGCTGTTACTTGATTATATGACCCTGCAGGGCTTTTCTTTTGCGCCATTCTAAACTCCTATTAAATTTCTATATATGTTTTCCACACAGACGTAATCCAAAAATGTGCTGTAGAATCTGTTACATCGCTATTCGCTTGTATGCTAATACCAGCTTTTTTACCTGCTATAATAGTAGGTGAATTATCAAAATCAGATGTGTGTAATTCAAAATTATTATAATTAGAAATTGCTCCTGCTTCTGATACATCATATGTAGCAGTTGCTACTACATCTTCATTAGCATCGTCATCTTGTCTTTCTACTCGTATTACAATATCATCAGATGCATTTAAATCATCACAACGTAACATAATCTTTTTCAATGTCATTGTATATGGAGCAATAAATCCACTTGTTGATTCATCCATACTACTTTGTTCCCCTGTACCAGCAAATGGAAGATAATATTTACCTGCTCGTATATCTTCTTCAAAATTATGAATAAATGTTTTATAATGAACAAAGCTATTTTTGTATTCTAATGCGCCAACAGTTAATTTTTTATCTACTAGCATATTACCATTGTCTGTCATATTAGACGACCACAATCTTCCATTTTGTTTTCGATATCGCACCAACATACCATTAGGGTGATTATATAGTAATTCTTCTCCTTCCCTCATAGAATTGGCAGATGGCTGTATTTGAGTTAAAACAATCTTATTTTGTTTTTTATTTTGTATAGACCTTGAAATTCTATCCATTACCCAGCTCTCTTTTTGAGCATTCGATACTCTATTCCAATGTCATTAATATATAATTTCCTAGCATTACTGCTAGAATCAAATTTAACTGATACTTTATTGCAAACAACAGGAGAACTAGGAGTTATTTTTACAGTAGCATAATTTGTAGAAGATGCAGCTATTGTACCAGCTAATGCATGAGATGTTCCATCATCTTCTTCTAAAGTAAAATAGTTTGTTAAAACACCATCTGATTTATAAGTAACGTAAACTGCGTATATTTTTTTACTAGTTGATGGATCTCCAAAATCAAAATCTTTTGTACGAAAATCGCATGTGTTTGCTACTTCAGTTCTGTATAACTGATAAAAATCAACATTACCACCAGAATCTTGAGCAATTAAAACATTATCGTCTGTGTCTACTGAATTACTAGCATCTTGATTGTTAATAAAATTTGTTGTTTGTGTAAATGTTCCACGTTTTAAATTCAAAGTATAACCGTCATCATTAGCGTCATAATCTTTTGTGATATAAGCTAAAGAAGTTTTTTCATCATACAATATTCCTGTTTTAGCAGTTACAAATGCTACCCATGTTGCATCATCTATTCTATTTTCTTTAAAGTTTCGTATTTTACTACCATCATATAAAAACAACCCATCTTTATTAACCCACAATATTCCATATTGCGTAAGTTTTACAGCTTCAGGCCAAGACACGCCCATATATTTTTTTGTTTCTTCTAAAAACCAAGCAGCATCATCAGGAGATGCAATATTAATAATATCAACACTTTTTTGTTTATAAGCAAATAACCTATCTCCATATGATTCAATTGCAGTATAAGAATCTGCGTCTCCTTTTGCAGCTTCTATATAATTATGATAAGGAAATGTATCATATCTATTTGGCATAGAATACATAATCCTATCTCTAAAATGAGTAGTTGTTGCAGAGTCTTTATCAACTCCAGTATTTTCATCTTTAATAGTTACGTTACAAACAAATGCTCTGTTGTTTGCAATTACTGAATCTTTCCAATGTTCTCCTTCATCACTAATAGTGTGACTAAAAACCTTAGAAGAAAACCCGTTAATAATTTCATAGGTCAATAAACCAAATTCTTTTAAACGAAAATTATTATCTGATTGGTTATAATCAGGACATGAGTAAAAAGAACCACTAATGCTTAATGTAACTCCACTAGCTCCTCCACTACCAGCAGTCGCTTGAGACAATGTAATAACATCACTTCCATTATGACTAGCAATCGTTGTACCAGCTTGTATGTTTCCACCTGATATAGTCATTCCATCTGTTAAATATGTAACATCGGTAACATCAGCTAAAGCTGTACTGTTATTTCCAGTTGTAGCAGTAGGAGCAAAAAATGCATTTTCCCAAGCAGAGTAATCATCGGTAAACTTCAATCTACCGCCTTTTGTTAAATCAATATCTACTAACATTATCCATTCTGAATCTGCGTTTTGTTCTCTAATATAAATACGACCACCTGATATTCTTGGATCAAATGGCCCCCTTGTTCCTATACTAATAGATAGGCATTTTAAATCATTTGTATCTGATACAGTATGAGTAGTAGAATAAGCCGATGGTAACGATTCTTGATTATTATCATAAATAAAAGTCTGAGCTATCTCATATGTCCCTGCTGGAATGGTACCATCTTGATCTGTTTCTGTTGTAATATAAACATTAAAACCAGCTCCTGCTGTTATAGCTGCATATGTTGTAGCTGCAGTACTTTTATATTTAGCCAATGCGCCAGCACTTGCTTCGCTAGAAGATACATGACCTGCAGTAGGTTTCGCTAAAGTATTATCTTTAGCATAATACGCTAAATATGTATTATCATCTGTTGATCTATCGCACCCTTCAAAATGCCTTCTTTGTATCCATCCATACCATTGAATCTTAGAGGAGTTTTTATCAGCAGTATCACAACATCTAATTTCATCTTCAACTTTATAATACTTTACTTTGGAGTTAATTCCACTGGCACTACTTCTAAGAGTAATAGTGTCTGAATGCCAATTAGTTCCAGCGGTATTTGTGGAATATGTATCTATTTTATGCTCATCGGGATGTGCTAATAATATTACTTTATCTCCAGTAGTAATTCCAGTAAGAGTAGCTCCCCAATAATCTTGAGGCGCTGTTTCAACATTAATAGCAATTGTTTTATCTACAATAATATTTCTAGCATTTGAGTCGCCTTGAGCTACTACTGTATAAATACCTTGAGACTGTGGATCTAAACCATCAGCAGAAAATGTTGAAGAAGTAAGCATAAAAGTAGATCCAACAGGAAACGAAGTAGATAATTCTTGAAGAGTACCACCTGATTTATATTCAAGTTCTCTATACTCACCACCGACTTGCCTTACAATAAAACCAGTAGCAGAACCTTCATTATCATCATCTCCAGTAATAGAACTAGTTTGAGTTACTACTACAGGATCACGTACTCTATCTGTTTCAAAATATCCTAAACCATATCCTGCTTCAATATGATCTATATGGCTATTGCTATAGTCACTAATTTTATTATTAGTTGAATCTGTATTTAAATAAGCAGGAGTAATGGAGCCTTGCGTTTTTACACTTAAATTTTCAATAACTTGCAATTCGTTTTCAGCTATATCTGCAGGATCTTTTAAAGTATTTAGACCTCCACTAAAATCTTTGATTTGTAAAATTTGCTTAGGCACTGATTATTTTGCCTCCGTAAGAAGTATAGCCATTAACGATATCAAGAACAACAAGATTAAAGTTATTATTAGTAAAAATATCAACAAGTCCAACATTATGTGTCCAATTAGTTGGTCTACCTTTTAAATAATCTTTTGACATATCAGTTAAGCATCCCATTGAATATGCCATATGGGGGCCTGATATATGGGTAATGACTGCTTTTTGGGAATCGTGAGTATGGCCATAGATGATATTGCATCCCATTTGTAAGGCGTGAGTTCTTGCATGGGCAATTCCCATGAAGTGTCCTCCATGATAAGCGTATAATTTGCTCCCAAACACTTTAAAGACTTCACCGTAGTCATGCCATTCGTATCCACGTTCATCAAATCGAAAGGCTGGTCTGGATCCGTAATGTTTAAGGTATGGGTTTTCTTCGACAAAATGGTCAAACCATTTTTCATGGTTTCCTTGAGCGAATTGCTTTTTTTCGCATCCCACTTCTTCCAAAACTTTATCAATTCTATCCAGACCCAAATTCCCCTCTTCAATTTCTTTTTCAATAAAAGGAAGCTGATATTCCAGGGGAGGACGTTTCTTTTTACGCCATTGCCAATGGGAAACAGACTCACCATCAATCGCATCTCCTAATAAAAGAAAAGCAGATGGTTTTAATGTACGTATTACGTTTAATGCACATCGAAATGCTTTCTCATCGTGATTGGGAAAATGGATATCTGGAAAGACCACCACTCGTTCTTTGATTTTCATGTCTCATTCCTTTAGTTCGAAGTGTACAAGGTCATCGAAATTATTATCTTTCGTTGTCCTTCTATTTTGACTCAAACTGGAATCCGACCAGTCTCCGCCCCAGCGAACATTAATGCCCATTTGAGATGCAATCCCTAGAACGAATCCTCCTAGATAATGAAAGTCATCTCTTGCATTCCAATCGATAGGATATGGAGCAATATCTACTGCTTTGCCTTCAACGTGTTTTCCAAACTTAGTTTTACTCTTACCTTGTGCAACTAGCTCGTTTTGTCGTTCTTGTGAACGTAGACCTTCTATTACAGTAATGTCAAAGTATTTACATACCTCATTAAGTACATTAACAAGCTTAGAATCTACTCCTTGCAGTCTACTTTTACTTCTTTTTCCGAGTTTTGGCATTACTTTGAACCAAATGCTTTAGAGAAAAAACCTTTCTTTTTTTTCTTACCTTTCTCAGCAAGTTTTTTCTTTTTCTTCTTCTTTTTCTTTATTTCACTATAAGAATACAAATCCTTTTCAGATTGATTTGCATAAGAAGTATCAGGGAATGCAATAACTAACGCAATCGTAATAAGTAATTTCATATTATTTTCCTTTAAATACACCTTCAAACAGGTCTGTTACCACATCCATTACTTCTTCAAAAAAGACTTGTTCTTTTTCTTCTTTGACAAATGGAATGTTTATTTTATCATTTAACTTTGTAGCAAGCATATCTGAAAACTCATCAGAGGCTAAATGCCCCATAGCTTCAGCTTTCATTTTATCTGCTTGCTCCTCAGCTAGTTTAATTAACATTGCTTTTATATCCATTATTTATAACCCCATGTTATTATTGCAGTTAATATTGCCATGCCACCAAGTACATAGTTACGCCAGTTCTCTAAAGCTCTTGTTCTACCATTCGCTAGACGTAATTGCTCTTTAATGTCTGGCAACTCTCTATTTAAAATAGTTTCAATTCTTGCTAAACGCTCTCTAACGTCTTCTCTATAATTGTCCATTAATGTTTCCCATTAATTCTTGATAAATTGCCTTTTACTTCCATAAGTATATCTGATAAATCGTTTAACTCTTCAACCATTTTTTCATGTCTTCTGTCACGAACTTCATCAGATTTATTCCATCTATCTATAAGTTTTATAATCATACTCTCCATATTTTCTAGAGTCTCTGATTGGCCTTTATTTTCAATTTTTAAATCCTCTAATGTTTGTGCTTGTTCCCCCGATCTCTTGTTTAAACTGTAAACAAGAAACATAAACATTGCGCCCACTACAGCAATCATACCGCCTTCTTGATATAGTGCTAAAAAATCCATTATTCTCCTTTAATACATTTCGCAAAACGTGCAATGATTCTTTTATGAATCTTTTTATTTCCTCTATTTCTAGCAAACATAAGAATCGCTTGACTCCTAATAATTGATTCTTGTCGCTCACTCATTTTCTTTTCTTCTTACCCCAACTTAATGGATTGATATTAAATTCTTTTTCATAGAAAGCTACCTTTTCTGCCAGCTCTTCTCGTTCAGCCCTTTCTTCCACGATATGTTTGCTAAGTAGATCCCCAATCTGTTCATCTGCAACAGTAACCTTATCTTCCAGGTCTGCCAGTCTAGACTCAATGCGCCAATAGCCATATACAATGATACCAACAAGAAAGATGATTTGCCCCAGCCATTTAATATTAAGGGAAATGACAGCATTATCATCAATAATACTACCTCGATAACTTCTAGCTGTTTTTGGTTTATCACTCACTTAACCTCCCAGCCCATAACAGACCAACCGTTACCGCACCCCAATACGCTTACCAATAAAAGTATAACGCACAGGAATAGCATAAGATGTACTAGGTTTTTCATATATAACCTTAAAATCTCCATTTTTTAATTTCTTAATTGTATTTTTCATAAAACCATCCACCAAGCAATACCAGTTTCTACAACTATGTCAGCCATAGTATTATATGCCCATGCTTTTTTACTACCATATGTTTCTTCATCACCTTCAATAAGCCATTCAAATATTTCCCACAATACTCCAATAATAAACACACCCATCACACACCAGAAATCTGTCCAATCTAACCACTGGAATATTTTACAAAAAAAAGCTCCTGCAGCTAAATGATAAGCAGTCCACCCATCTAATTGACTTGTTCTATATTGCCATGATACTAAAGTTGCTAAAGGATTTTTCATTTCTTAATATGTGTTGATACTAAGTTATGATCATTATCATATTTATAATAAATCCTTGATAATAATTCAGATTTTGTTTCACTAGAACCATAAGATATATCCCTAGAATCATAGAAATCTTTTATTTCTGCTTTCGTATTTGAATCAGTAGGATATTCTGTTTGAGTTGTAGCTATACCATTAATTACATGGTGTTTACCAGCAATCAACCTACCATGTCCATCGCCATGTTTCTTTGCACATTCAGCAACATAAAATTCTTCAGCAGTTTTAAAACTATTCGTTTTCTTTGCTACTGTTCCATCTACATCTACAAAATAATCATAA